CCCAAGCCTTGAAATGGCCGCGTGAAAACTACACGGTCGACGGCATCGACCTGGCTTGTTCACTAATACCCGAAGGCATCAAAACCGCCACCTATGAGCTGGCACGCGCCCTCGCCAACGACACCGACGCCATCACCGGCAGCACCGGCACCACCGGCCTCTACGACCAGGTGGAACTCGGCGAACTAAAAGTCAAATACAACAAATCCAGCCAAGCCGTGGGTCTCGTCACCAACGCCTTCGACGTCTACCCGTGGCTCCAGTCTTATCTCGGTCCGTACTGCATGGGTGGTGCGGCCAACTATGCCGTGCGTCTATTCCGAGGCTGACATGGCGCTAATCGACGACACGTTTGCCTCCATCCCCACCAGCATCCTTGCCGACTGGGGCCAAAACCTGACGTACATCAAAACCGCCACACCCCGCACGTACAACCCAACGACTGGCGCGGTCGCTGGTGCGGACACCAACGTAACCGTCAAAGGCGTCATTCTTCGCCTAAACCCACGCGAATCAGAAGGTCTTTACCAGACCACCGACCTCAAGGTGATTATTGGCAACAGCGAGCTTGGCACGTATTACCCCACCGAGGCCGACCGCATCCAGTACACCCAAGCTGGCGTGACCCGCGAGGCCAAAATCATCGCCATCACCAGCTACCGCGGCGACAACCCCGTCATGCACTCTCTAATCGTGAGGCCCCAATAATGGCGAGGCGTTTTGGTAGTCGCAGAAACGACATAAGAAATATGACTCCGGACATGCTTCAGGCCGTAAATACAGCATGTCGGCAGGCCGCAGTTGAGATTATGAACGACCTGGGACGCTTAGGTCCTGCGTATTCGGGAGAGTTTAGAGATAGTTGGATTGCCGTACCGGTTGGCACAGGGGCTAGCGGTAGTGTGGGCGGTGAATACCCCTATCAACTATCTGATGTTCCTGAGCTGTCGCTTACACGACGTGAAGTGGCTAGAGCAGTTAAATTCAGCATTGAAAATACTCAACCCTATGCTGAGTATGCCTTAGACCTTATTGAAGGACGTTTTTATCCCCCGGACAAATTTGGTCCAATCAAAGAACCTGTGCAGACCGGTAGTCGGCCTGCTGGACTAAGCAAACGGGGTGATGTTAATGCCGGCACGGGGGACGCTAAGAGTACGGCAGAGCTTGACTGGTACGTAACCTACGTACAAGGTGGCGGACTCCAAAAAGCTCTGGACAAAGGCGTAAAACTGGGATTTAAGCCATGAATTACCAAGCCATCCGTGCCGCCGTCGAGAATCCGCTGCTAACCGCGTTTGGAGCATTGGTGCCAGCTGTTCCTGTGTATTTCGACAACATCACGGCCGTCCCACCAAATACCACGACCGAATACGTCCGGGTCAACGTCACCTTCGGCATCACCAACGAACCCACGCTGACCTCCAGCGTCGACAATGCCCGCGGGGCGATAATCATTCGCATTTTCACCGAAAAGGGCAAAGGCCCGGCCCGTAACCAAACGCTTATTACCACTGCCGTAAACGTGCTGGAGACCATCAACAACACCGCCAAAACCGCAAGCGGCGTTTACTTCAAAGTCGGCGAAATCAACGGCCCTACGTTTTCAGCAACAGAAGAAGCACCCCATTTCATGGGACGTATTGACACGTCTTACGTGGCAACTGTTCTGTCGTAGGAAATGTTTAGTACGGGCGCTAACCTGTATTAAGCCGGGCAGTGCCCGCCCCTTACCGTTCATTGGTACGCCCCTATGGCCACCACCGTTCTGTCCGGCACGTCCGGCGCCCTTTACTACAAGCCCGCTGGCACCACCGGATCGTTCGGTGAGTCTGGCGTCAGCACCGCAACCGACACCATCACCGTAGAGACCTACCTCAATCTGAAGGTTGGCGACCCGGTGAAATTCAGCGTCATCAACAGCCAAACCGGCGGCTCCGGCTCCGGCACGCTTCCCGCCGGCCTGACCGCGGGCACCACCTACTACGTGATTGCCTACACCGCCGCGACTGGTGCGTTGCAGGTGTCCGCAACCGCTGGTGGCGCCGCTGTTGACATTACCGACGACGGCACCGCTGTTGCCCCCAACGAGTTCCAGGTCGCTTACGCCGACTATGCCGTTGTCGGCCAAGTCCGCGACTGGAGCTTTGAGATCACCCGCGCCGAAATCGACGTCACCACGATCGGTCAGACCCCCGGCCAGTACGTGCCTTTCCGCAGCTACATCGCTGGTTTCGGCGATGGTACCGGCAGCGCCACGGTCTACATGACCAACGAAAACGCCTCGCTGTCCAACCGGATGATCGAGGACGTGCTGCAGCGCCAGCAAATGGGCGCCGCTTTCAAGCTGTACATCGACCGCGTGTATAGCGGCGGCACCTTGAGCGAAAGCCTCAGCCGCTCGATCAGCTTTGACGCCACGCTGACCTCGGCCAGCCTGAACGTTAATCCTGACGACGCCCAATCCGTGACCGTGAACTTCCGTCCGGCCGCCACCCCAACCTTCGACCTCAGCACTTCTGCTTGATAACATAGAGGTCGTGTTTGGTACAAGACCCCGGCCTAACCGCCGGGGTTTTTATTTTGTAGTCCGCTACAGTAGTGCCAAACCAACCAAGGTTTATGCCCGTCCCTATCCGCGCCATTGACCGCCTGAAGAAGGCCGCCAACCTGGAGCCCGTCAAGAAAGTCGTCGTTCTGTCCGACGGCAGCGAGTTTGTGATGTGGGTCCGTCCGCTTGTCGCCGCCGAGCGCGAACGCGCCCAAAAGCAAGCCAAGTCCGACGACGCCAACGCCTTCGCCCTCCAACTCCTGATCGACAAAGCACTCGATGAGACCGGAGCCCGCCTGTTCAACGCCGGCGAAATCGACGTCCTCAAAAACGAAGTCAAGGACAAGGACCTTCAAGCCTTGATGCTGGCGATTTTGACCGATGACGCCGAGCCGATCGACCCAAAATCCTGAGCGCCGAACTCCGCAAGGACAACTGGCTCCTACTCCAATTCGGTGTAGCCAAAGAGCTAGGCATGACCCTTAGCGAAGTTCGCGCCAAGATGACGGCCGAAGAGTTGATCGGCTGGAGCGCCTACTTCAGCATCCTGAACGAGGACCAGCAGAAAGAGATGGAAAAGGCCAAACGCCGCCGCTAGCCCGGCGGCTTTTTTACGCCGTAGACTGCACTAACAGGAGCATCACAGACTGTGGCCGCCAACTACTCAGCAACTATTCAGCTGATCGTTGAAGGTCAGCAAAAACTTGACAGATTACAGAATCAAGTAGCTGCGCTTAATAAACAGATAAAAGAACTGGCGCGTTTAGATATAGGAGGAATGTTTGAAGACCCATTGATGGGTGGTGCCGTAGCCAAATTACGTGCAGTACGCAACGAACAAGCAGCGGCTTCAAAACAAGCAGGACAGCAACAAGACGCACTAAATAGAAAACTTGAAAACCAACTACTAAATCAAATTAGGCTTAATAGCGCTATTGATTTATACAAACGACGCTTAAACGAAGTATCCAGAACTGCTGCTCCAGGGCAAGCTCAATTTAAGGGACGTCTTGAAGAATTAGAGCAGGCTTTTCAGTTTTTTAAAGGTAAAGGCAGTGTACCCGGTGTACAAGCTACAGCAACAGAACTAGGCCGCATTGTGGAATACTCTAGAGAAGTAACTCGCCTAGAGTTAGGCCGAGTAAAAAGTTCTCAACAAATAAAAGATTACAACGCGCAGATACAAAAGTACAAAGCCGCAGGTTTGGATACAACAAAAGCAGAAGCTGTTTTGGATAAATTTGCCATAAATGCCGGAACTAATAAATATGCGCTAGCCGAAAAGTATAAAGTAGCATTAGATAGTAGGTTACTTGCGTTAAAAGAAGAGCTAAAAGTACAACAACGTATCACCGCGGAAGAGACTAAACGACAGGGTGAAGCAGTACGTGGGCGCAATCAACGAATCCAGAACATAGCTCTTGGCGGAGGTTTTCCACTATTGTTCGGCGGTGGTCCAGGTGCAGTGCTCGGTGGTGCTGCTGGCGGTCTTGTAGGTGGGCCAGGCGCTTTTGCTGCACAAATTGGTCTTAGTGCCATCGGACAACAGTTAGATATGTTTGTTGCATCTACGGCAAAAGCCGGAGTAGCATTCACATCCACATCCAAAGCCCTTACTTTTTTAGGAGAGAATGCGCTGTTCAGCTCTGATGCAGCAGCTGCTCATGCCGCAGAACTTGAAAAACAAGGTAAAGCCGCTGAACTAGCTCAATTTTTAACTGGTGAATTAGCAAAAGTAATCGGTAATGATGGCGTGGAAGCTATGCGTAATTTGGGAGGCGAAACAACTGCTCTTAACAAAGAATGGAAAGCTTTGGGATTACAAATTCAAGCATTTATAGCTGGACCTTTAGCGGGACTATTTCGTGCTTTTAGTGGAGGATTAAAACTTTTTACTGTACCTAATCGTTACGCTGCTCTTACAAAAGATCTATCCCCAGCTGATCTAAAAGCACTGAAAGCTGCCGAAGCTCCATTACGCATAAGTAAAGGTCGAGCAGGATCAGATCTACCTATTGCAGCAATGGAAACGTTGCTTGCGCGTTTTGAAGGAAAACGCATATCCACGCGTTCTCTACCTATTACAGCTACTGATCTTCAAACTATAACTGCACCGAAAAGTAAAAAGCCTTCGGATAAAGCTGCTAGGGACGCTGCACGTCTTGCCGAGCAACGACAAAAGCAACTTGAAGTTGCCGCACGTTTGGCAGTTTCTACTGACACCCAAGTTAAAAAAGCTGCCGCGCTTACAGAGCAAGAAAAGCTTATTGCAGACTTAGATCAAAAACGTATGGAACGCATGGTTAAATACGAAACACTATACAAAGAAGCATTAAGTAGCGCAGAAGTTGAGTATTTAATAATGGCACAGTTAAACGAAGTCACGGCTGAACAATTAAACTATGAAAAAAGTCTGCTAGATATTGCTTTACAGCAATCTAAACTACTTAATCAAACTGACCCTCTTGCTAATTTACAAGAGGAACTTAATTTATTGGACGCAAAATTACGGGGTAAAGAAGAAGAATACATACGTCAGCAAGCAATCGATAGACTTGAAAAACAAAACGTACCGCTTAAAGACGCTATAGCACACGTTGACGCTCAAATAGCACTGAATAAAGCCCTTAGCCAACAAAACGCATTACTACAAATGCAGACAGATCTGTTTAATAATATTGCTAGCAATGTAGCTAGCGCATTTAGCAGTGCGTTAACTACAGCGATCCAAGGTACAGAAGATTTAGGTGCAGCTTTAAATAATATCGGTGCCCAGTTACTTGGAACTATTGGAAACATGTTGATCATGTACGGTATAGCTCAAGCACTTGGCGCAGCTGGCGGCGGTGTTAATAATCCTCAGGGTATTTTCAGCTTTTTAGCTAAAGGTTTTGGTTTTGGACAAGCTGCAGAGGGCGCCTATTGGCAAGGCGGATTCCAAGCCTTTGCCGATGGTGGCATGGTTACTCGACCCACTATGGGCCTTGTCGGCGAAGGCGGCGAAGCCGAATACATCATTCCGGCCAGCAAAATGCGTGGCGCAATGGCTCGTTACGCCTCCGGTGCCCGTGGATCTGCCGTTATCCCAAGCGGCGGCGATGCTGGTGGCGACATGAACGGCGTTGCCGTCAGCACGGGTGGTGCTATCGACGTTCGCTACACAGTGGAGCGCATCAATAGCGTGGATTACGTCACCGCCGATCAGTTCCAGCGCGGTATGGCCCAAGCTGCATCACAAGGCGCCAGCCAAGGCGAACAACGCGCACTGAAAGCGCTGCAGAACAACCGTTCAACTCGTAGCCGCTTAGGTCTCCGCTGATGGAACTCCGCATTGCCCAATACCTCGGGCTCCGCAAACCGATCGTCACCAAGCCCGGAGACCTGTATTACTTCCAGAACTATTACCTCAACAAAGCTGCCCCACTGACTATCGAATTTGGCGGCTCTGATGTGGAACAACCGCATCAATTTTTGCCATTCGGTTTCTCCGGTATTTCCACTGATCGTCAAGGCGACCTGAAAGAAGCCACACTGGTCTTCCCAAATAACGAGCTGAGTCGCGGCTGGGTCGACACGGTAGTCAAGGATCGTTGGTTTGCCACTGTCCGCACGATTATTCCGACCGACGACACCACACCATCGTCGGCCAAATCCCAAATCCTGTTCACTTACATCGGCGTGATTACGACCGCTAGCTGGAACGAGGCAGTGGTTACAGCAACGGTGAGTTCTGTGCTGGATGCCGTGGGCACGGATGCCCCAACCCGCCGGATCACGCGCAAAATTGTGGGCAGTATTCCCACGACCTCCAATGTCCGACTGCAGTGACCTGTTGGGACTGCGTTACGAGCTTGGGGCGGACGGTACAGACGGTGCGATCGACTGCATCCATCTGGTGTATGAGGCTCACAAGCGTTTGGGCATTGCGGACCCACCGTTCAACGACGCTTGGTACGAGTCAGATTTCCGGTCGATTGCGCGAGACCTGTTGCACTGGGGCAGGCGAATTGCCGCTCCCGCCTATGATGGCGACGTGGTTTTGCTTCCGCAGGATCGGTCATTTTGCGTGACATGGAGAAGCGGAATCCTTTACATCAACTGGTACATCAGCAAGGTGGCATGGCTGCCACTGGACAAGTTATCCGCGTTCCCCTGCTGCCATACGAGCGGCAGCTCATCGAAGTTCTGGGCATTTCGCGGGAAGAATACGAACAATTTTCACTTGAAGTAGCGCGTCTCAGCAAAGAACGGCCCGCTGAATACGCCCATATTCCTAACATTGTTGCGATGGATCCAGTAACGGCATTTGCCGTTGCATCTGTTGCCGCAAGCTCTACAAAAAGCGCGGCACTAACCACAGCAGCAATCAGCCTTGCGGTTGGTACAGCAGTTAGCGCAGCAGCCTATTTATTGCTGCCCAAACCCAAACCTTTTACCGCTGCTAATCAAAGTTTTGGCGGTCAACAAGTTGCACTGGAAAGTGTTACTGGCCAAGAGCGTTTTTCACCCACGTTTGGCTTTGACTCACAGCAGTCGCTAGCCACCTACGGCACACCAATCCCGCTGGTATTTACAGATATTCTCCCGGACATTGCAAATGGCTCCAAAGGTCTACTGATCTCGCCGCTGCTTGTCTGGAGCCGTGTAATCAGTCGCGGCAACTATCAGATTGCAGAGATGCAGTTTTTAGTGGGTCAAGGCCCACTGCCTATTCGTACAGATTGGTCTACAGCATCAGGCAAATACGGCAATCTTTTCCTCGGCGGCAACACAATTGATGCCAGCTCCGTCGAAGATTTTGCGTTCTATTACCGCGATGGCAGCGGCACCGACAATCGCTTTGGTGCTGAACACCTCAAGGCCGGCAACTTAGGCGCTTCTGTACCGCTGGCTTTTACAGCGCCAACCAACGTAGGCGACGAGATTTTTGCGTTCAGCTCCACCTTTAGCCCCTCCAGCCAAGCCCAATTCGGCGTTTACAGCGGTATCCCCAATGCCACCAATCTGCGTCTGAACTGGCAAGTTGTTTCGCAGGATGTAAAAACTCCCGCACCAGAGCGCGACTATAGCCCACTTGATATTCGTAACTGGATTTCAGGCCCGCAAAAAAGTCACGACGATATGTATAACGCCGGCATGTCCGGCACTGGTACTAACTACGCCCGCCGCGTTGGCATCACCGGAATCGTAAATCCTGCAACAACAAGTGTCGTAAGCATAATTCCAGATAAAAAAGGCGGTACAGACAAGGCCAAGATTTACAGAGGTGTAGAAGGCGGCGAAGGCGTTGGCACTGAGATCACTATTGTGATTGGCGCCGGCGTACAAAGTGACAAGTTTGGCTCGATCAACTGGAGCACACGCGATCCATACTCCGCCAACCAAGGCAAAGACATACAGAACATCCTTGACGGCGAACATGCCGCCCATGACGACGCGCTGCAAGTTGGCGAACAGTTCATGATTGGAACTGGCCTGTGGATGGTTACCAAGAAATCAGGCTTCTGGGATAAGGAAAAGAATCGCCGCGTTGAAGTAACACTGCGCTGTATCAAACGACTGAGCGGCTTTTCTGCAACTGGAGCACTGGAGCCAGTCACTTTTGGTATTGCCAATTCAGAAGCCATTTCGCAGGAACTGCCGCCGTATGTGGGCACAACTGACGACGAAGGCAATGCCACGTTTATTGATTCACCACCGTTTGCCACAGAAACATTTACGACCAAAGATCGGATTATTGACGAAGCGTTTTTCCCAATCTGCAAGGCATCTGTTGCCACGGTGCAAAATACTCGCCCGTGTGATGTCACTGAAATCGGCCTGAAGTCACAGGTGTGGCTGCGTTTTAACAACCTGTGCAATTTCTCCACGATCCCATCGCCTGAGCAGTTGCGTAAAGCGGATGGCAACCGCACGATGTATCAAACGGGCACGATGAACAAATACGCCCGTCGTGTCAGCCTGTTTTCGCTGGACATTCGTGAGGCTGGCTCAGCAGCAGATGCCGTGTGGCACCCATCGGGCAGAACATTTGCTGTCCAAGGCGAAACCCCCACTGACGCATACAACTACATCCGTGTTTATCACGGCACAACCCGCGCACTGGAGTTTCGGCTACGTCCACGCACCAGCGCCGATGCGGTGTACATCAACGGTCCCGATTGGCAAGTAGTGCTTTTAGATGCCAGTAAGGACAACGTTTACGAGTGGAGCCAGTCGGTTGATGGCCGCACGATGAAGTTCAAGACCAACGGCGAAATCAAAACTATCAAAGAACTGTGGGGCCTCACTGAAATGGGCGCTCCGTACATCTCTGTTGATCGCGCACCAACCACCACGCCAAAAACAGTCAGCTTTGCTTCTTACGTATTTCGCAGCGTTGGAACAGATCCTGTAACCACAGATCCGCCAAGCTATGAAGACGTAAGCAAAGCATGGCAATTCATGTTGGCATATCGTCCAAGTCCAGAGTATTACGACAACCCGTCCAATCCTGATACGTGGCGTAAACACACCGCCAATACACCGGTTGAATTAACGGCACCGCCAATAATTGACGTGATTAATCCTGGCATTAACAAAGATAATTACGACTTTTACAATCCAAACAATCATCCACCCGGAACTGAGTTCAAAGTCCTTGAGGCGTACAAACCAAGTGCAAGTAATACCGTCGTCTTTGAATTTAGGGTCACAGTTGCAGTACTCGAAGGCGTAAAACGTTGGGTTCTTCTTTATTCGTTTATTAGAAGCGCCGGCACCGGCTGGAAGGTTGGCGACCGGATTCCCAAAGGTTTGATCCAAGGTTATTACTCTGGCGCCAAAGTGCTTGAGGCAATTTTCCTTGTTTCTACTGTTGGCGAGATTGACGTGACTCCGCCGACCGAGAAGACTCGCACTTTCGGTAAGTACACCGCTATCGCAGAAGTCAGCCAATACGCCAGCGAAATTCAGCGCAGTTGCGACAACGGACCCGAACACCAGATCTCGTATGTAAACGAGTCAATTAAAGATCCAGTTGAGGCAAAGTATCCGCGCTGTGCAATGGCTGGCCTGCGTCTACGTTCTGGCCGTAGTTTCAACAGCTTGGATCAGTTCCGTCTGTTCGCCACCAAAGGCTTGCAGATACCGACTCTTCCGCTTGGGACTACCAGTAAACCAGTCGCATCCTCCAAGTATTTTTCCGACATTGCGTATTATTTGCTGACTAATACCGAGACTGGCGCTGGTGAACTGGCAGACGGATTGGTAGACGAAGAGCAAATGCGTAAGTGCCGCAAATTCTTAGAAACCAACAAATTCCACTACAACGACGCCATCACCGAGTCGATCAATATCCGCACATTCCTTGGACAAGTCGCACCTTCCATGCTTTGTTCGGTAGTGGTACGCAATGGGCGTTTCTCGGTGGAACCTGCTATACCGTTCAATCCTGTTGGCGGTGAAATCAGTGTTGGCGAACGGGTGCCAGTCAGCGCCATGTTTACCTCGGGCAACATTATCGAAGACACTTTTACGGTCGAATATCTGGGTGCCGAAGAGCGCAAAGACTTCACCGCTGTTGTCCGCTGGCGCCAACACAATGAAAACGAGTTCCCGCAATCCAAAACCGTTCTCGCTTACTACTCAGATTTGACAGATGACGCCCAACGTCCTGTCGAAGAATTTGATCTGCGCTGGATCGACAACCTAGATCATGCTTTAAAAGCAGCCAAGTATTTCTTGGCAATTCGTCGACAGGTAACACACGTCGTCAAGTTCAAAACCACGCCACTCGCCAGCGTGCTGAATCCGGGCAGTTACATCATTGTTAGCACTGATAGCAATCCCTATACCCCAGTCAACAACGGCGTGGTGCTGGACGACGGCACGATCATCAGCGCCAACGATCTGACTGTCAGTGCCACACCACTGGACATTTATTTCTGGCGGCGCGGCAGTGATGCGGTCGAAACCGGAACCATGGTTGTTGACGCTGGCACGGAAGCCGGCACGTTCAAAACCAAGTCACCCCGCGACGTAATTTTTGCCGTGAAAACCAGTGGTGTTCGGAATAACTGCTACATGGTGGAGTCGATTACCCTAGATGAGGACGGCATGGTTGATGTGACAGCCACCCACTTCCCGTTAGATGCAGACGGCAAGAGCCTGATTGCACGCGACGTGGTGGACGTTACCGGCGCCTACATCAAGACTGAGGAACTCTGATGGCCACTTTCCCCACTGTTGTCCCAACAAGCCGCAGTTTTCAGCCAGGAGACTGGCCGATCAAGCGGTTCACGTCGCAGAACGGCTCGGAAGTCCGCATTTTGCGCGGCAATAGTCGCCTTAACAGCCAACTGGAATTGACCTACGACAATATCCCCGATACCGAAGCCGAAAAATTCCTCACGCATTACCGCGAAGTTCAGGGTACGTTCCACGTTTGGTATTTTCCAACAGCGCCATCTGACGGCACTTTCGTTGCTGCGTTTAAGGGCTGGGGCGGTTCATCTACAACCGAGTTTGAAGCATTTCCGTGGGGAATGGCGTGGCGTTATGCCGAACCGCCGCAAGTTACACAAATCAAGCGTGGCATCAGCAATGTGCGCCTACGTCTGACTGGTGTACTACGCGAATCCACCGCGATTACCAGTGCAGCATCTGTTACTCCTACACCACCAACACCTGCATCCGTGCCGCGCTTTGTTTCGTTCTATGGCGCGGAATGGGCCGGATCCGATGGCGTTAAAGATGTCCGCTGGAGCGATTCTTTCGTTAGGTATGCCGCCCGCAAAACAATTGGCGTTCCCGGATATACATTTGAAGATGGTAAAAATACATCGCCGGGACTTGAATGGAAAATTGCAGGCTTTGCAAGTGCGCCACAAACTTTTGAAATTATCTGTGTGGATACAACTCGTGCCGGTACGAGCAGAATCAACAAAAAGGCCCCGACTCTTACCAAAGATTTAAGCAAATACGAAAACAGATATCTCCACTGGCGCATTAGTGGACCGGCATCCAGCGTCGTGCTTTCTGCTCTTGATAACACCTACCGCATCATGAGTCAAAGTGATGCTTCGCCGTCTGCATTACCGGCAAGCTGGTCCGCATCAGCACTTGAAAGCGACTATGGCAGTAAGGCAAGTAGCACTACAGGCTGGCTTGGACCGTACAAAGCAGCCGCCGATGAGCCGGAACACCAGTATTGGTTTGTGATTACGGCTCTTGACGCTGGCGGGAATCCTTTGGCCAACGAGGTTGCCAGCTCATTCGGTCTG